TACAGGCCCCACTCGATCGTGCCGGGCTCGTGGCGCTCCAGGAGCCGCCACACGCCTTCCTGCTTGTCGAGTGGTGCGAGGGTCTGCCAGAACGTGACCGCGACGAGGCGACCCCACCGGAACTCGGGCACAGCACCGTCGGCCGGCACCGTTGTCAGGAACGGCTTGTCCTTGACAGGGCTGGTGGCGCTGGAGTCCCAGGTGACGCGGAGGTAGGAGCCGCCGTGCGCGGCCGCGAACTCGAGCGCTTCGAGGACGGAGGCGTGGGCTTCGTCGTCGAGGAGGTCGATGAGACGCTCCGACGCGTCCTGCTGCAGCGTCGCGGATGCCTTCTCGGTGCCGTCGGCGCTGGCACCCTCGTCGGCGCTGTCGTCCGCTTCGGGCTTCGGGTAGCGGATGAGGGGCAGTTCCTCGGCGAGGGTCGACGCGGAGAGGCGGGCGATGACCGACGCGACACCGACGTGCAGCTTCACGGGCTGCTGCGACGTGGTCGTGGGGGTTGGGGTGCCCCAGAAGAACCGCTTGACCTGACCCCACAGCGAGGTCTTCGTCGTCTGCCGGGTGGTCGCGTAGAGGACCTGCAGCATGTCGGTGTCGCCCGTGTACCAGGCGTCCCAGATCTGGATCAGCTCGTCGGCGGCGTCGAAGCGGGCGGGAGGCCACGCTTCAGAGGTTTCGGGCAGCGGCACGAGAGCCTCCTATGCGTTGTAGCCGACGAACTCGCGCCAGATGATCTCGGTGGTGGTGACGGCGTACCTGCCGCCGTCGAGGGAGTGGTCTGCGACCTTCACGGGCTTGTCCTCGCCCGCGAGTGTCGCCTTGGGGTCCCAGGAGTAGCCGGGGGCTTCCTGGTTGAACCCGGGCGTCTTCGTGGTCGTGAACAGGTGCCCGGATGAGAGCAGGGATGCGACCGTGCCGATGCCGTAGGACACGCTGTTGTCCGCGGCGATCACGTTCGGGACACCGTCGGCCTGCAGCTGCACCTTGAAGGACGCCGCAGCAGGGTCGAGGATCAGCCACTCCGGCTCGAGGTGCGTCTTGTAGGGCAGATGGTCGGACGCCATCCACGCACGCAGTTCGCGGGAGAGCTGCTCGTTCGTCTTCCGCTGCTGCTCGTTCGCGGGGTCGTACCGGTACTCGTCGATGAGGTACAGCTTCGAGTCGGTGCGTTGCCCGTAGTCGTTGAACACGTGCGCGAGGCCCAGGAGGAGGCCGGTGGTGGCGTTGGTGGTGCCGTAGTCCACACCGACGCCGAGGAGGCGCTCCATGCGGGGCAGGGACGCCCAGGGGACGATGTGCTTGTCCGGGTCCCACATGTCGAAGATGGCGCCCTCAGCGGCCACCCACTCGCCGAGGATGAACCGGCGGAACCAGAGGCCCGTGAACTCGGCCCTGATCGACTCGATGTACTGCCGCGAGAGCGAAGGGTTGTCCTCGATGGTGAACTTCCACGAGCGCCAGTCCGGCAGCTTGCCGATGCGGTCGAGGAACTTCCGCTTCAGCCAGTGCGCCGGGTTATCCGGGTTCGTGGTGCCGAACAGCTTGGCTCCGGTAACCGACATGCGGCCGAGCAGCTGGGTGAAGAACTCCTCGGGGATGGTGGTGACCTCGTCAACGAGCGCGCCGGCGACGGTCATACCCCGGATGACCTTCTCCGCTTTCGCGTCGGACGCGCCGAGCACGTGGACGCGGCGGCCGAGGATGGACACGGTGGGAGCGCCATAGTTGCCGATGACCTGGTCCGCGATATCGCCGAAGAGATCCGGGTCCTGCATTGGGGCGATCATGTTGCGCCACACCGAGTCCCTGGTGCGGCCGACCATCACCAGCTCGCCGCCGCGGGGCGCCGACGAAACGTATATCTGCCAGCGGAGCAACGCGCTCAGTGTCTTACCGGAGCGGATCGATCCTTCCCAGATGTTGACGCGCGCAGTCGAGTCGCGGCAGGACTCGAGCTGCTTCGGCGACATGGGGAGGTCGAGCATGGGTTCCTCCCGGGATGAGTGCGGACGCCGGCCGTTGTCGCCAGGCGCGCCCGCACCATCCCCGGCTTGTCAGTTGGCGGGAGGTTCGTCGTCGCGCCCGAGGCCCAGCCCCTCGGCGAGACGCTGGAGCATCGACTTCGCGGCCTCGACACCGCCACCGCTGTTCTCGACGACTCGGGTTGCCTTGTCGACTGCGATCGCAGCGGAGCGCATCGCTGTGTTCCGCACATCCATCGGGGCCGAGTCGAGCAGGTGCGAATGCAGCTCGCCATCCATGCCACCGAACGACCACACCAGGTAGGGCGCGTTCAGGAGGTCCATCTCCTCCTGCGCCTCGGCGACCATCTGCTGGACCAGCGCTGTCCGCTCGGCGGCGAGGTCGATCGAGCGAGCTCGGACAGCGGCCTCGGTAGCGGATCGGTCGAAGGTGAGGCCAGCCTCGGCACAGATGCGGGTGACGGTCTCGCCCGACACGCTGAACTCCCGAGCCACAGCGTTGCGGCTCTTGCCCTCTCGGGCTGCGTCTTGGATCTTCGCGCGCGTAAGGTCATCGACTGGTCGATGCGCTCGACGGGTTCGCTGTGTCGGCATGTTCGGTCACCTCTTGCGACGCCTGGTCGCTGTGGGTTGGTCAGGGGGGTTACCAGTGCGCGTGGTGGCAGTGGTGGGCGCGGCACCTGGCCGCTGTTCGTGCTTGGTGTGCTTGTGCTGTCTGGGCGATGGTGTAGAGGAGGACGGCGCCGAGTTCGATGAGGGGCCACAGCCACCGGTGTCTGGTGACGAGGCTGTAGTCGCCCATCAGAGGACCTGTCGGGAGCCGGAGAGTTTGCAGACGGGGCATTCCCAGTAGCGGGTGATCTGGTGTCGGCGGTGGACGCGGACGAACCAGGTTTCGACGTGGAGGGGGACGATGATGTCCGCGAGGATGCAGCGGTGGCAGATGACCATGGCGGCCTCCGGGTGGTGCGGGGGCGGCCTGGGTTGTCGTCCGGGTGGGTGGGGTTAGTCGCGGCGTTCGTCGGGGTCGCAGCAGTACGACGCGGCGAGGACGCTCGGGTATTCGGCTCCGCAGATGTCGCAGGCGTGCATGCGGTCCATCAGCTGACCTGGACCTTCCGCGGTCGGAGGTCCGGGTCGGTGCCGGGGACGACCCAGCCGGCTCGGGTCTTCGCGGTCCCGGCGTACCGGGTCCACCCGTGACGCTGGAGCAGCTGCGAGGTGGTCTCGTCGATCTGGCCGAGGCGTCGCTCGGGGTCTTCGGTGACCGTGACGAGGCGATTGTGGCTGGGGCCGAGGAGGCGGTACACGGTGCCGGTCATGCGTGGGCTCCCCTAATGGCTTCTGCCGGTGGGAGTGTGCCGCGCGAGCAGTTCACGTACAGGGCTCCGCGGTAGCTGAAAGCGGTGTAGAGGACCCCGGCTGTGTGGTCCTGGATGACCCACTGGGTGCCCTTGCCGAACGCGCTTACCCGCCGGGCGGTCATGCCGTCCGCTCCGATATCTTCGCCTTCAGTGCGGCGGTGTCGACGTTCACCGAGACGGTAAAGCGGACCGTGGTGGCGCCGTCCGGGTTCAGGAAGGGGATGTCGAGGCTGCCGGAGTCGTACGAGGTGAATCCGGCGAGGTGGGCGACGTCGGCTTCGAACTGGTCGCCCAGGTTGATCGGCACGGGGTTCTCCTTCGGTGGAGGGTCGGCGGCGCGCGCAGGTGCGCCAGCGTGGAAAGGACACGCCTTGGGGCGTCCTTCACGGGAGCGCTGAAGTGACCGTGTTGACGCGTGCCGCCGGGGCTTTAAACACGTGATGCCCCGCCAGCAGTAGGCGGGGCATCACGGAGCTTTGGGCGCAGTTGTAGTGCGTGAGGTCATGCTATCGCAGAATTACACGCGTGTCATTCACCGACGCTACCCCCCGAATGTGGGGTGTCAACCGGTGGGCTCGTCGACGAGGGCAGCCTGCTCGATCGCGTAGCGCAGCTCCCGGACACCGAACACCTCCTCGCATGCACGGCACATCGCGTACGCGCGTTCGATCATCTCCGGCCCCGGACGGTAGCGGACCATCAGCGGTCGGGGGCGACCCCTGCCAGTGCCGCCCTTCGCACGGTCGGCGGGGTCCCACCACTCGGTGGCGCCGCAGACGGGGCACGGGTCGGGGAGGTCCTTCTCACGCCACGGGTCGAGCATGGCCCGGATGCTGTTCGCCCACTTGCGGCACGTGGTGGTGTAGAAGGCGGCCTGATCTTCGGTGAGGTCCCGGGCGTACACGGAGGAGTTCCACGCGGCCAGGTTGGCGGCGATGCCGTCGCGGGGGGTCACGTCGGCCTGTCTGCACCAGTCGCGGACGGTGGAAGCGATCTTGATCGCCTCGAACAGTGCCGCCGAGTTCAGCGGGATCGACTCGGATGCCAGAGCGGCGCCCTTCGTGGTGCCGCCCATGCTGGACTTGATCGCGTCGTCCAGCAGTTCCAATAGCGGCGGGGTTTCGACGGTGACCTTCTGTGACCCGACCACGCGCTGATGCTCGGTCTCGACGCCTTCCTCGTCCTCGACGGTGTACGGCTGGAGGATGTCCTGCAGTTGCTTCCGCCGGCTCGGCTTCGTGAGTGCCTCCACTGCGGCGAGCAGCGGGTCGGTGTTGTCCTGGATGTGCTCGCTCCCGTTGCTCATCGGGGGTCTCCTGTCTTCGGGATGTTGATGACGCCGTGCTCGGTCACCGGGACGATGGTCACGCCGCCGGCGTACGGGTTCGGCTTGTCCGGGTCGAAGTCCGGGTTCGGGTGGGACTCGACCGTGTCGGTGTCGGTGGTGAGACGGAGCTCGCCGCCGCACTCGTAGCT